TCTTTTGTCAATACTATTTCCTTTTCCCATCGCTTCTCTGACGAGCAGCCAATTGGCGGATTTTGTTCCTACCAAGAAATCAATCACACTTGCAGCAACGATGATGCCATGGCAGTAGTACGAGCGTTCTATCAATTTATGATGGCTTGTGGCTATGCCCCGTCTAATGCCGTTGATGCAATGACCATCATTGCTGACGAATATGGTGCTGCTTATTGCTACGATAGAAAGAAAGAAGAATAGAAACAGTGGCTGATCCTGGGCGTTATGACATAACCATTCACCAAGGGGCCACTTTTGTGCTGCCTGTTCAATACAAAGATAGCACTGGCACGCCTGTCAATATGAGCGGTCACACTGTTAGTGGCACTTTATGGAATAACAATGGAACAAGCAAATTAGCTAATTTCACTACAGCATGGCAAGCACAAGCAAGCGGCCTCTTCGACTTGAAGCTTTCTGCTTCTGGCACTAGCATTGTTGCACAACAGGGACAATATGACGTGTTAGTAACCGAACCAAGCGGAGACAAATACTACCTCCTGGAAGGCACTGCTTTCTTCAATCCTGGTCTTACGTGGAGAGGATGAACGCATGGCCACTGTAATTGTTAATCAACAAAACAATCAAGTGGTGGTATCTCCCACCGCCAACGATTTAATTGAAGTGATTGCTCGTGGCCCGCAAGGACCACCAGGGCCGCCAACTTTTGGCAGCGGCCTATTTGTTGATGATGCCGCTAAGATAGACAAAAGCATTGTTTACTACGATGCCGCATCGTCCAGTTATAAGGCAGATGCCATCTGGACCACTTCCACTATTGTTGACGGGGCTAATTTCTAATGGCTAACACTTTAAGGATTAAGCGGCGCGTTGCTGGTGGCGCGGCTGGCGCTCCGTCATCCCTTAAGAATGCAGAACTAGCCTTTAATGAAGTAGATGATATTCTTTACTACGGTAAAGGCGCTGATGGCAATGGAGATGCCACCACCATTCCTGCCATTGCTGGTATTGGTGCGTTTGTCAATCTGACGGCCAATCAAACTATTACTGGCACGAAAACTTTTGCTGGTACGCTCGTTATGTCGGGCGCCACCATTGATGGCTTTTCCACCACTGGAGGCGTGACCATTGGCGGTGATTTGACTGTTAATGGCACCACTACGACTGTCAACTCTACGACGGTCAGCGTTGATGATAAGAACATTGAACTTGGCGCCGTTAGTGGAGTGCCCACTGATGCTGGCGCTGATGGTGGCGGCATCACGCTAAAAGGCACCACTGATAAAACTTTCAACTGGGTGGACGCCACTGATGCTTGGACTTCCAGCGAGCATCTTGATCTAGCTAGCACAAAAGCCTATCACATTGCTGGCACTAGTGTTCTTAATGCTACAACGCTTGGTTCTGCTGTTGTCAATTCTAGTCTCACCAGTGTTGGCACTATTAGCGGCGGCACTTGGCAAGGCGGCGTAGTTGCCCCTGCCTATGGCGGCACTGGCCAATCGAGCTATGCCGATGGCGAATTGCTTATTGGCAACTCGTCTAACAACTCTTTGTCAAAAGCCACTCTCACGGCAGGTTCTGGCGTAAGCATCACCAATGGCAATGGCACCATTACCATTAATGCTTCAGGCGCCAATTTCACGGCAGGAGATGGCCTTGATCTAGCTGGCAGCGAACTATCTCTCGACCTTAAAGCCAATGGCGGCTTGGTCATTGAAAGCACCGAGCTAGCCGTTGATTTGGGCGCCTCCAGTATTACTGGCACTCTTGCCATTGCAGACGGCGGCACGGGCGCTACAACGGCCTCTGGCGTGCGAGCTGCGCTTGATTTGGAAGTGGGCATCGACCTCCAAGCATGGGACGCTGATCTTGACACGCTTTCCACCATGCAAACTGGCGCTCCTGCTGCGCTTGCTTTGCTCACTGCCACGGAAGTAGCCATTCTTGATGGCGCTCTTGTTAGCACCACTGAACTTAATATCATTGATGGTTCTACTGCTGCAACTGCCACTACACTGGCTCAAGCTGATCGTATGGTCGTGAATGACGATGGAACAATGGTACAAGTGGCATTGTCTGATTTGGTAACATTCTTAGAAGATGGAGCCACTTCTGGCTTTGACGTGGACGGCGGAACTTTCTGATGCCTCGCAAGACTAATATCATCATCCGCAATGGCACCACTGTTCCTAGCGGTGTTGATTTTAACGTGGGAGAACCTGCGTGGGATAAGACGGCGAAAAAGCTATATATCAAGGCAGGCGATAATACAATGGCAGAGATTGGAGCTGGAGGAGGCTCTGTCTCCATTGGCACTAGCGCAGCGGATGTATTGTCTGCGGCAGCAGGAGAAATCACGGCTGATGATGCTGGAGAAGATAAGCTCGTCTTTTGGGACGACAGCGAAAGCAAGCTCACTTATTTGACACTGGGCGATGGAGTGGCCATTAGTGGCACTACTGTTTATGCAGAGGATTGGTTCGTTATTGCTGCTTCTGATGAAACCACTAGTCTCACTACTGGCAGCGGAAAAACCTATTTCAGAATGCCTTATGCTGCTACTTTGCTTGCAGTGAGGGCAAGCGTAAATACAGTAGCGAGTGGAATAACCATTGTAGATATTAATGAAAGTGGCTCTAGTGTGCTGGGCACTAAGTTGCACATTGATGCAAACGAAAAAACTTCCACGACTGCTGCCAGCGGCGTGACAATTTCAGACTCTGCGTTGGCTGATGATGCAGAAATATCAATTGATATTGATCAAGTGGGCACTGAGCCAGTGGCAAAAGGCTTAAAAGTCTATCTCAAGGTGAGGCGTGGATGATGACCGCCAAGGCACTGTGGGATTTGAACGAATCAAAGCTCGTCTCTTATCCGCGTATTGATGACGAGCCAGTGGTGGGGCTTGATACGGAGCGTTACATCGTGCTCACTGTAGTGCGCAATCCGCAGCCCACTTACGATCCGCTTATCGACTACCTGGTGCCGACAGAAACACTTGACCTGGATACATTGTCATATGTCTATGACTGGCGGGTAGAACCATTGCCACCGCCAGGACCCGACTATCAAGGCTTCTACTCCGCGCTGTTGGTAAGCGCCTGCTACCAAGCCGTGTTGGCAGAGGTGCTATCCACCACGTCGCCTGCCCCTGCTGGTGCGCTGGCAGTTTTCGTAAGCGCCATGCAAGATTGCTTAAGCGACAGAGCTAACCCTGATGCCATGCAAGGTGCCATCTGGTTGCTGCTAGGCCAGTTGCATCTGGACATGGTGCATGTGATGGAGTTGCAAACCATGCTCACTGATGCTCACCTTGACCAGTTGTATTCGCTAACGCCGCCAGAAGCATGAGTCTAATTTATATCAATCCTTATGCCTTTGGTGGCGCTGCAACCGATCCTGATTTTGCCAGCGTATCTTTGCTTTTGCATGGTGATGGCACAAATGGTAGCACTACCATCACTGATAGCAGTTCATCGCCCAAAACGGTAACGGCATTTGGCAACGCACAAATTAGTACCACGCAAAGCAAATTTGGCGGATCAAGTATTGCATTTGATGGCAATGGCGATTACATAACATCTGCATCTAATGCCGCGTTTACATTTGGAACGGATGACTTTACCATTGAATTTTGGTACTATATTAGCTCCACTGGCAATCAATGTTTTTATGACACAATACCAATTGGCGGCAGTGGTGAAAGAACATCTGGCTTTGCCCTGGTAGTTGACTCGGGCAAATGGAATGTTTTTTCAAATAACTCTTTCAGGGGGCAGTCCACAAACGCTCCGTCAACAAATCAATGGGTGCATTTTGCTCTTGTTAGGTCAGGGACCACTTGGACATATTACGAAAATGGCACGTCTAATGGCTCATTTACATACTCTCGTGATTTGACGGATTCAAATTTTGTATGCGGCAGGGTAGGAGATACTTCAGCCTATTTTATAAATGGTTATTTAGATGATTATCGTGTTACCAAAGGCGTAGCACGCTATACGGCTAACTTTACTGCTCCCACTGCACCATTCCCTGACGCATGACCCACCTAATCGGCATCTTCCACACGCAACACACTGCCGCCTATGGCCACTGCGCCTTCCTAATCCCGCTGTCGCCAATCCAAAGAATCATCTCGTCTAAACCAATCAGCAATATCATCAGGGCTTTCAAACCGTCGCTTGGGCTGACCACCAATATCTAAAGCATTCAAGAAAGCATCCATGCTGCCTTCAATCATATCGGGATTGGCGGCATTCCTATGGGCGCGACGAAGCATACTGGCAGCAGTACGATTAGCTTCTCCAAGCTTTTGCGCCCAAATGCGATCCTCCAAGTCAATGGACTGTTGCGTGGCAATTTTGTTGCAAATGGTTGACAGTCTTAGGCGGTATGATGTAGAAAGCATGGCCTCTTTTCTTGGCTTGTTCATGATACAAGCAATTAACAAGCTCTCGCTAGACTTTCATTAAAACTAAAGACAATGGGACAAATTATTGCGGGCGGCGAACAGTTTGAAACTCATATAGAAGCTGATCATCGCGGGCGCATCATTCAGAAAGGGCCAGACAGTGGCATGTTTGATGCCTTTGCCAGGCAGCGCTTTAGTCAGCCCTTTACGCTGTTTGAAAGCATCATGCGCCATAGCAAACGCACTGATCTATGGGACGAACAATTGACTGCTAGCGGTACTGTCAATTTTCTCGCTAATGAAAGCTCGTTGGAACTAAAAACTACCACGGCTTCTGGCGATACAGTACTAAGACGTTCCAGGAAATACTTTCCCTATCAATCAGGAAAAAGCTTGCTTGTTCTTGCAAGCTTTGTAGGCAATGAGCCCGTAGCAGGCCTAGTTCAAGAAGTGGGCTACTTTGATAATAATAATGGCATCTTTGTGAGAACCAATGGCACCACAATTGAGCTTGTCATTCGTAGCTTTGTTGATGGCACTGCACAGGAAGATATTGTTCCGCAAGCTTCATGGAACATCAATTCTTTCCCATCGCTTGACTTTTCCAAGGCCAACATTTTCGTTGCTGATTTGGAATGGCTAGGTGTGGGACGAGTGAGAGCAGGCTTCGTCGTAGATGGAGAATTCTTGTATTGTCATGAATTTAACCATGCCAATATCATTGATAGCGTGTATATGAGCACGGCTATTTTGCCAGTGTCCTACCGCATTAGCAATTCTTCATCCATTGCTTCTGCCGCCACGATGAAGCAAGTGTGTAGCACTGTCATTAGCGAAGGAGGTTATCAACCATCAGGGCCTATTTATATTGCAGGCCGTGGAGCTTCTAATTTTGACGATATTTCTTCTGAGACGATAGTAGCCGCCATTCGCATGGCAAGTGGCCGCACTGACAATGTAATTATTCCTGCGCAAGTGGATGTGAGCCTAGGCGGCAATCCTGCTGCTAACATTGTCGCAGAATGGCGCTTGCGGCTTAATCCCACGATTAGCGGCACTTGGCTTGCGGCGGACAATGGACGAGGAAATGTGCAAACAATGAGCAGTGGCACGTTTAGTGGCGGCACTATTATTGGCGCAGGCTTAGTAGCTTCTAGAGGCGCAATAGAATTCACTCCTGACAATGGACTAGCACTAAGCCTTGGTCGCACCATTGATGGCACTAGCGACATCTTGGCTCTTACTTTGCAATGCAGTTCTTCCGAGAATGCAACGGGCTTGTTGGGATGGAGAGAACTAGTTTAACGCCCTGCTTGTCTGCGTGAAAAATCAGGATGATGCGGATGGTAGGGATGCACGCAATGTATATACATTCGGGAAGCCATTGCCAAGCCTGCTGAGAACAAACATAGCCCAACAATGATTTCCATGATAATCAAAAAGCTTGTTCTATTCTAGGCGCCAAGTAATTCGTAGTTCGCCTCCAAGGGCCTTCACTGCATCGCTGCTGCCTTCTGCGGCTTCATGAATGATCATCACGGAAGGGACAATGGCATCAGGAAGTGGCGTGACTGTAGCTTCTGGAAATAACTCTTGAGCTTTTTCTGCAAGCGCATTAGCTCGTTGTTCGCGCTCTTCGTTTTCCCACTTTTCTACAAGCGTTACTGCTTGCTTATCCACTTCTTCAAGCGTGTATTGAACTTTCCATGCTTCCCAAAATGGACGAAGAGTGTCCATGATATTTTTGTAGCCTGGCGCAAATAGCAGCCACGGCCATCGCTTTGCTGCCCATAGTCCTGCTTCGTAACAAGAATAATAAAAGAACGTTTCAGCGTTCATTGACTTTCTTGCCAAACTGAGCAAAATACAGTGCCTTGCTTGTATAAAGGCAAAATTTTATGAATAAGATCAAAATTTCTACAGCGAACACAGCCAAAGGTTGGCACGAGCTTTTGATTGGGAGCCCATGCGCCAGGCCATCCAAGCGCACTGGCCCCGCCATGAATGCCTATGCCTGCTCGTCCATTGCCAGCTTCTTGATTTTCTAGTTCAATTAGATCGTAAAAAGCCCAGCCATAAGCAATAAGCGTGCGATCATACATGCCTTTGTCGCCATAGAGAGCATAATCGTTATACAATTTGCCCAGTTTGTATAATCCTGGTGGCGTGTCTGATTTTTGTATTTTCCATTCATAATCACTATATTGTCCACGAGCCAAACAAGGAATTTCCCATAGAAGCTTCCCTTCAAAAGAGAATGCTTTCATGGTTTCTACAATGTCATTAATGATTAGGTGACTATCGCCTTTCTTAAAGCCAAAATCTTGCGGGCGCTTTTTAGGACCAACCATGGTAAATTTTGTGCTTTCAGGCGCGTATTGTTTCATTAGCCTACTAAGCTTTGCTGGGTAGTCAGGGTCTGTTGCATAACCCTGTTCTTTTAACATTCGCGCAGCAGCGTAACGATTAGGCGCATTATTCACGCCTTTGAACTGCCTGTAATCTTTGTACCAGCGTGTGACTAGATATTCAACGCAAGCAGCGATGGAGGGGAAATTGATGAAGCCAGCATTAATTGTCACCCACTTTCCATCGTAAAACTCTTTTGTGTTTACGCTAGAGCCATTCCCTTTAAGTCCTGCAAAATTATTCCTTCCAGAAAAATGCTTGCCAAAGCCACTTTCCAGCGCCCACTGGGCTGCAACAAGCTCAGGAAAACGAGCCCCCACGCGACGAGCATGGGAGCTAATGCCTTCCCAGGAATTGGCAATGTCAGCCATGACGGCTTACTTTTTGCCGCTGCCTACGCGGAAGATGGTTTGCAGACCATCAAGGATCAGTTGCAAAACGTTGTTGCTTTTCCAGGGCGAGTATTCAATGAGCTGGTCCAAAGCAGCAACGATGATGCCACCAACGATAAACCATTCAACGGGTTCCACGGCAATAAAGCGAAGGTACTATAAGCCTAGCGTTGAATTTCCAGCTCGCGCACGCGCACTTCCAAATTCTTAATGTTTTCCGTGAGGGTGCCAAGCTTTTCAGTAATATTCTCCACTTGTGAAGTGATTTTCACTTGCTGATGGCCAATACTCATCATCATTCCCCCCGTTGCAAGGAGCATACCAGCAGTGATGCTTACAGCCAAATTTGCAAGCTTATCCCGCCATGATTCCATTGGTGATAAATGATAATGTTTTTCTCATTCTAAACAATCACCATTCCTTCATTGGCCGTTTAGGCTATGAGCAGGACAATTAAAGAATGCCATGGGGATGAGAAATGGACCAGACGATCTTCTCCAATCGCTTTCTGAATTACGCCCTGGCGAAGCTAAAAGACGCTATCGCAGAAGTATTTTCGAGGATTTTCCGACGAAAGGGCCGTTTGGTCACTGTGCCTGTGCCTATTGCGGAACGTGGGGCGAGAAACTGACCATTGATCACATTGTTCCCAAGAGTAAAGGCGGACCACACTTTGCAAAATGGAACAACATACCTTCGTGCTTGGATTGCAATGCAGACAAGGGAAGCCTGTCATTGTTTGAATGGTGGAGGCCGCAAGAATTCTGGACGCAACAGCGAGAAGAAGCCTTGCTTGCTTGGGTGTATGCACATAGCTTCGTCAGCGCCCACACTGAACTAGGTAGCTGGGAGCAATGGATGGAAGACACTCAGCGCATCTTGCCAGTGCATGAACAGCCAAAAGAAAAGGCAGCTTTTACGCCGCCTTCGTTAATTTTGAAACTGGCTAGTTGATGGGCTGAAACATGCTTTCTGACGGACCATTGCGCACTCCTGGCAATGGACAGAAGCCATCAGGACAGCCACTAATCATATAGTCATCAGGATCGTAAGCGCCCACTTCCTCCATAAGAGCTTCTTTAGCGGCTTCATAGTCAGCAATGCTTTTTGCTTCTTCAGCTTCAATGGTGGCAATCAAACGATTGAGATACCACTGTGCCTTTTGAAGCGATTCCAAGCCGCCTTTCGCTTCATAGCGCCAAACGTATTTTTGAATGTTGCCTTTTAGGAAACCTTCGAACGCTCTTGGCTCCATAGAAGCTTCAATGGCGTCAATACATTCAATGGCGCCTTGGTAATGCGGAGGATGATTAACGAAATCAGTCATGATCAGAAAGAGTAGTTGTTTGCTTCAAAAGCAGCAAATGCTTCAGGAGCCACTGGACGACCTAACTCAAGCAATGCTTTGGCATAGGCAACGATTTCCCCTTGGGCGCCATGAGCAATGCGCAATGAAATGAAATGAAAGAGAGCCTGGAGAGAACAGGTCCAAACAAAGCTCGTATAAAGAGCAGAAGGAAGAATGGCTCGTGCCTGCTCCTTGCACACGCCTGCCAATAGAAGCCCTTCATAGGCCTCTGTGGCCGCGTACAAGGCCGCGCAATAGTATTGCTGGGCTAAGTCTGTATAGTCCGTTTCGGCCTCCGACAGGGGCTTTCCAGCGGCCTGGCGATTGTCTTCGCTTTGCTGGTAGAAAACGCTGGGGCAATAGAATTCTGCGTCTTCTGCTGAACAGTAGCGAAAACTCTTCTCGTTCCAGCCCAGTTGATCATCAACGAAAGTAGATGCCACTGTATGTTTCCACCACTGCCTGGCAACGAACAATGGAGCCTTTACTTGCCACTTAAAAACCACTCCCCGGAATGGGCTGGTGTGGTGATGCTTGGCCAGATAGTTGAGAAGCTTGTTGTCTTTTTCTTCCCATTGTTCTTTTCTGTTGTCAAAGCTTTGACGAGCATCATTCACAATGGAAAGACTGTTGCCCATGGAATCAATGAGTGCTACTGTGCTTTTACCATCGCCCAATGGATCAAGAGAAGGGAAAGTCATTTGTCGGAAGAGCTTTGGCCAATCATGGCGCGAAAAGTGAAAGCAAGTAGCCACCACTGCGGGAAAGTTAAGAAAAACGATGGGAAAAGAAAAGAAGCACAAAGGCTTAATAGCCAGCCATTAAGAGCAGAGCTTAATGCTGCAGCGACAAGCAAACCAAAAAGCTCGCCCCATTTCTCAGCGGCAGTCTTTTTAGGCGGAAGCATCTTCCTCCTCTTTGCGGACTGCCTCAATGGCCTCGTAGGTGTTGTTGCGACTGAGCAGCATCTCCACGCCAATCAAATGTGCCAATAGGCCAATGTCATGAGCATACTTTTTAAGCTCTGCTTCTGAAGAGCCTGCAGGCTCAAGGGTGTTGATCAATGCTGGCATTGCAGAAATTGCCGCGTCGCTGATGTACCATTTGTCGTCGTCTAAGGCAGGCATGGCTTAGGGGAAAGGCTTGCTCATCATAGTAGCTTCAGTGCTTTTCGGCAAGCCGTCCAAGCTTTTTCGGCTCTCCTCCATTGTCATTTCCCTGCCGTTCGCCATTCGCGAATAGCATAGGCAAAGAGACGATAGAACCATGAGCTTTGTAATTCCTGCCCAATTCGCCTACAATGGCAAAAACTACGCCGTTCACATGGGGCCTTTCAACCATTCAGCCGAGCGCGAATTTGCTCTTACTGTTAATCGCCGTGCCATTGATGATTGCAGCAGTCTGGAGCAGCTAAAGCCAGTGGCTAAGAATTTGCTGGAAGGATGGTCATCTTTGCAGACTGCTTTTCAAAGCCTCATGCTTGAAAACATTCAACTCAGGCAAGCCCTGGATAAGCGCAATGTGGATTTGCAGGCAGCAGAAGAAATTGTCAATGAAGCCTCTGCTTTGATTGAAGCTATGCAGAAGCAGAACGCAAGTGGGCAGCAATCATGGCAAGCCATTCGGAGTCTTTTGCCATGGTAGCCGTGAGCAGAAAAATTGTCCAGCCGCTTGTATAAGCAAGATTATACTTTCGACAATCTCGTTCATAACCAGAGCCTGTCACATGACGACCACGGTTATACACGCCGCCTTGTATTTCAATGCCTGTTTTAGAAGACAAATGAGCAAAATCTAGGCGATAACGTTTAGAGCGCTTGCTTTTTGCATAGCGCTCTTGATAATCTTTTTCCCACGCATCAATATCAGAAAATTCTCTTTCAAGAACTAACTGAGGATAATGAGCTTGCCAAAGACTGAGAAACTGATCTTCAAGAGCACTCA